GTCCGAGTACTTTCACAATAAGACCGGAGCCATCAATCGCCGGCACATACTGGCGTACCCACTCCCTGTCCGTCATTGTGGCCTTAATGGCGTCACGGACTTCGTTCCATTGTTCAACATCTTTCACTTCAGATAATCGGCTGATAGCTTCAGCTAGCGTAACTTGCTTCTTCATACTTTACTTTTATGGTTTAATAGTTAATAAATTCAGTTTAAGAAATACATTCTGGTCACGGATTGCATCTATCATCTTCTTAATTGTGGATGCCATTGGTAATGCATCTGTTTTCAGATTGTACATCATCTCATATTCAAGCTGGTCCAATTCATTTTGGTTAGCGGCAATCGTTTCATTTATCAAGTCCGCATCAACAAGATTAACATTGGCTTTCACTTCATTATCCCAGCGTAATAACGGAATGTCTGCTATATACTTAGCGGCCTGTTCTTTGGTCACTTCCTTTGTATATGAAGTCCGGCCATCCATCTTAATAACACACGTGTCACCATTATCACGTATTACCGTATACGGGTCAGTTTCATATGCCCAACGGCTGGTCATAGTCATTCTATGCTCACCAATAGCAAAGCGGAAGCCGGTTAAATTACGGCCCATTAATTGTTCAAATGTTAAAGTCATATTGTTTATATTTTTGTAGTCAGAACAGGACTCGAACCTGTACACTGGATTTATTCGATCATATTCATCCCAACCCCTACGGTTGTTGCGTCTACCAATTCCGCCACCTGACTATTTTATTTTCTCATTTTTTCTACCACTACCAGTCTCAATCAAATATGCTTTTTCAATCAACTTCAAGTATGATATTGGTTTCCCTCTATCAGTATCACAAATAACTTTTTGTTTAGATTCACAATAATAACCATCGGATGTTAGTCGGAATTCTTTTCCGTTTGGCATTCTAACTAAATCACCATTTCTCCAAGCGCTTAATACATTCATAATTTTTTATTTAAGTTTTTGTAGTCAGGACAGGACTCGAACCTGTATGAAGGGGCTACCTCCCAGCGCTATTGCTGTAAATAGGACTTTTACCTAAGCGTCTAACCAATTCCGCCACCTGACTATAATCTAATTCTACGCTCTCCGCCCCAACACGGCTATGAATTAGTAACAGTCCCTCTATGTAATCAGGACAGGATTCGAACCTGCACCGCTTCGGTTTAACTGCACGACTTACCCTGAAACTCCTACAGTTTACTCTTTCGAGTGGCGGTCAAGCTCTCCGCCTTTAATGTCGTATTTTACCCTTAACCAATTCGGGCCACCTGACTATGTTTGTTTAATCTAATTCAAATTCGTTAATAGGTACGTCCACGATAGCTTAAAGGTACATTCGTTGACGTATCAACGGTGTTGTCTTCAATATCCGGCTGGCTGAGGTCGTAGTCCTTCAGCGGTACTATGTTGTCTTCTATATACTTAACACGCTTTTCAAGCTCAGCGTATACCTTATTGAATAACTCCTGACGTTCTTTGTGTCCGTAACCATTCGGTTGGTCGGCTATAACACTTCCCACACAATAAATCAATTCATTCAGTTCCTTAAGCGATAAATTCATATTTGTTTGTTTTATATTAGCTGTTTCTTTCAAATTTCTAAAATGTCTCCATGGTCGTAATCGACCCGGCTTTAATGTTATGATGTTTTCTTCAGTATTATTAAGACGACTTTCTAGCTCATTGTAAAACTTACAATATAACTCTTTACGCTCTTTGTGTCCGTAGCCATTCGATTGCTCGGATATACAACTACCAATACAATAAACCAATTCATTCAGTTCTTTAATAGATAAAGTCATATTCATTTGTTTTATATTTTTATATTGTACTACCTACAAAGTTAATAACCGATACAAAGAAGCCGGCTAATAGTACGCACATTAGTAAAGTAGATACTAACAGCGTTATATAGTAAAGCGGGTCAGTCATAAAGTCCTGTATGTATCGTTTCATATCTTTGAAAGGTCTTCTTTTAATCTTTCAATAAAGCTTTCCGAACCATCATCGCCGGCCAGATACCAGTCAACCCGATGTGCATATACGGCTGCCTGTCTTAATATCTTTACAGCGTTTCGCATTTCACTTTGTACTTCGGCCGGGTGTACCGACCAGAACTTCTCTTCGGGATATTGTTCATAGTATTCCTTACTCATCCATAATTCACTCTTCGGCTTTTCCTTACCTTGCCGGTCGAGCTCCGTTTCTATTTCATCGGCAATCATCGTTATGTTATATTGTTTGTAGTCAAATGTACCACCAGACATAGTTAATTGTTTTAAGGGTTAATAAAAAGCCCAATGTAGAAACATCGGGCGTATTACTCATCATTCAGAGGTCATCCCTTTAATGTAGGTTAATAACTCCTACGGGACGTGTTGAATTATCTATCAGTGTCTTCGTTATTATATGCTCTTACTCTATCGTCCGGCGTTTCAGTAGTCAGTTCCGGCAATTCAGTACCAGCCTTTAAGTCAGCCGTTTCTTTCATAATACCACGACCTAATATACCGCCATGCGTTTTACCGGCCAGTGCTTTATCAGCCAATACAATTACTTCGTTTTTATCAATCCACAACTTAGCGCTTTCCTCATCAACAAAGTATCTAGCCTTGTCCATTTTAGGACCGGTAACTTCGATTAACGAATACAATTCCTTTACGCCGGCAATCGTCAGTTCACGTTCAACTTCGTTCACTTTGTAACCACGAGGCCATTTTGATTTAGCGCGAGGTTTACGAGTTGTAACTTTAGCTTTAGCTTTTGGTTTAACGGTAGCCTTACGGGTCTTAGCCTTAGCCTTTACGGTCTTTTTAGTAACTGCTTTTTTCTTTACAGCGGCTTTCTTTTTAGGAGCGGCCTTTTTAGTTACCCTGCGTTTTGTTTTTGTAGCCGTAGCTTTACGCTTCTTAACAGTAGATTTCTTTTTAGTTGTAGCTTTTTTAGTAGCCATAGTATATAGTAGTTTTAATGATGTAAAATAAGGTGTCTTCCAAAGGCCGGCAACTAACCGTTGTTTTAGTTTCCGAAGATAATATATAAGGTCCAAGCCATAGCGGTAGCAACGGCGATAGCCAATGAGCAAATCAATGTAGTAAATGCCAATGTAATTATTTTATCCTTTGTAGTCATAATCTGAATTTATTTAGTTAATTATTTTTGTTTCTTTTGTAACCTGCCGGCTGCCATACCCATAACTGCTAACATTCGCATTTCGGATAGCGTTAGTTGAACTCGGTAATTCATTGTTCTTTCAGCCAGTTCCCACAATAGTTTCCATTGCGTTTCAGATAGAAGGTAAGCTTTAGCTTTATCAATTCTAACATGTCCGCCATTCGGGCTAAAGAATGTAACACATGCATTGTCCAGTGAACATTCCCATTTATCATCTACAGTACATTCAAAAATCATATTAGTGCGTTGAGTTTAGTTCGTAATTAAATTCTTTCAGTAGTTTCACTTCTAATTGGTGAGCTGCTTTCTTTCCACGTACAATATCAATAACAAACACGTCGTACACTTCGGGCCCAAACTCTTTCATATTGGTATATAACTTCCAACCCTTGTCTTCACATTTGGCCCTGCTACAATGCTTTTGGAAACGAAGTCGAGCTGAATAAAGGAAACGGCGTCCTATAGCTGCTGTAATACCTAAATAACTTTCACCGGTTAAGGTATTAACGATTTCGTATATTATGTGGTTTCTATCTGAGCGTTTCTTTCTAGTCATTACTTTCCGATATTAACAGTGAATGTATCTGTACCGTTCCATAACCCACCGGCTACATTGTGGGCCTTATTAAAGGTTTTTTGTAAGTCAGACTTTTTACAAAGGAATGTCTTAATTACCTTACCATTTTTCTTAATTTCTACTTTTATCATTATAGTCGATTTAATTATTGTACAGTGGTTGATGTATATTGTTTAACCCAAGCGGTGGCATCTTTACGGGTCACAAAGTATTTAACTAACTTACGAGGACCGGTTACTTTATACACAATATAAGCGGCCGACTCGAAGTCATTATCTTTAAGCCTCATTACCCGGCGAACTTTGTTTATTTTGAATTTACTTTTAAGTGACATACTATGAAAAAATTTATCGGTTAAAAAATGTA